GTACCCAAAGAAGATGCCGATGATAAGTTCGGTAAGAAGAAAGGTATGGGGTTTCGCGCACACGCTACTAAGATCGAAGAAGATGTGTCACAGAAAGAACTCAATGACCTAGAGAAGTTTGCTGATCGTTTGTTAAATAAGTTTGATGTTGATATCGAATTCACACGTCACTTCGCTGATCGTATGAATGACAAGCGTAACAAACCTGCCATTACTGTCGCAGAGTTACAACGTTTGTTTAAGAAGATGGCAGACAACAAGGGTAAGAAGATTAAGAAGCACGGTAACAGTGAAGCAATCCTAAAGGATATGCAGTCTGATCTAAACCTACCTGTAGTGATTAACTGGAAGAACGGTGAGTTCGAAGTTGTTAACAAAACAATAATGCGCAAGAAAGCATTCAAGTCACCTGATCCCGAACTCAAGTATGAAGGAGTTGAATTGGACGAGAATTGGTTTACTGATTGGGTTGCAGGGTTAAGTGCTAAGTCTGTACAGAAGTCTGACTATGCTAAAGCGGCAAAGTGGGTTGAGGCAGAGATCAAGAAGTCTAAGGGTAGACACGGAGCAGACTACTACGCACAAGAACTTATCCGTAAGTCTGGTGCTAAGATGAACCGTAAGCAGATTGTGTCATTGGTTTCTACAACCGAAGCAGTTGATCATATGGCAAAGGCAGATAAGAAGATAGATAAAGAGGTCGAAGCAGATAAGAAGAAGCATGACCGTATCTTAGATCGTGCTAGACTTGCTCGTGCTAGGCAGAAGAACAGGACAACCAAGTGATTAATTTTAAGAAATACCTTGACGAAGGTCGCTATAAGAGTTATAATACTCTTGACATTGGCGAGTCTCCTGATGGTATCTCTGGTAAGGCAAAGAAATCAGGCATATCCACAGACATACTAAATAAGGTATATGACAGAGGTTTCGCGGCATGGAAGACATCCCACCGTGCAGGAACCACACCCCAACAATGGGCAATGGCACGAGTTAATAGTTTCATTGCTAAAAAGAAATCTGGTAAGTTAAACCACGACAAGGATCTAGCATAACATGAGAACGTTTAAAGATATACGAGAGAGTGCCAAAGGCATGGTAGGTGGTTTCTCAGTAGAGATACCCAAGCAAACTATCTCTGGTAAGACTATAGGTGGCGGTAAGAATGGTATCTTTGTTAAGGCAAAGACTGCTCGTCAAGCAATCAGCATGGCGGCAAAACGTCTGGGTGTTGATTTCAAGATGCTTAAAGTCGGTAAGGTAATTAAAGAGTCTGTCGAGTCATTAGACGAAGCATATCAGCAATTCTTGGATAAGTCGCCTAGTAACTGGGGTGAGGAAAAGGTAGTCGCTTACGGAACCAAGAAAGGTTACAAAGTGATCGGTGTATGTGGTCATGGTAGAATAGACGGTATTGTATTATTCGGTCTTGATGCGAGTGATAAATCATATGTTGGTAAGGAAGCAAAGGTTAAGACTGGTCAAACAGTATTCCGTTATGCTACTCGCAATAGTATGGCAGGTGACATCTTTCCTTTAGTTAAGATTGATGTTAAGAAAGGTCTTCTATATAACCTATCTCAGAAGTCAAGTGAAGGTGAGATCGAACACGCAGAGTTTGAGACCAAAAGTGTTAAGTTGCGCTATCTGCGTCTTGCCGCGACTGCGAACCTCCGTGATATTACTGGGTTCGATCCCGGATTCGGTTCAATGAAAGAGTCTGTTGACCTTGAAGAAGCAATGGGCAAGTTAAATGCCAAAGGCGAGATCGAGATGACTGCAAAGAACTTTGCCAAGGTTCATAAAGATTACAAGACTAAGATGAAAGGCGTTCCATATGCTATGCAGATCGATCCTAAAACTGGCGGTTCTGCATTATACCCAGTTAAGATCATCAAAGAGTCTGTTGAAGAAGGTAAGAAACCAGTATCACAGATGACTCCTGCCGAGAAGAAAGCAGATGCAAAGAGACGTAAAGAATACAATGCGCATCAAAAGTCAAAGCGTGAGTCACTTGACCTCGAAGAAGGGAAGATGAAAGACTTCCACGATATGGTAAAGAGAGGCATGACTGCCGCACAGATTGCTAAGAAGATTGGCATGAAAGAGAAAGATGTTGCGGAGTTTATGAAAGGTATGAATGAAGCAAAGGATAATTCTTACACTGTTGTTCATGCTAAGAAAGGTAAGGTAGTAGTTACTGCACCCACTTCATATGATGCGGCACAGAAAGCGGCAAAGCAATGGAAACTAAAGTCTACTGGCGGTGTTGATGCTTATCTTATGAAAGAGTCTGTTGACCTTGATCTGACGCGACTGAAATTACTACTGGGTAGATAGACATGAAGAGTTTCAAAGATGTGGAACGCATTGACGCACACTGTGAATGCACAGACTTGTATGAGGACTTGATGATTACTGAGTCTGAGTATCAGGGTAAGAAGGTTAAGTTGAACGACCCTATCCGTACATCCGAGAACCCAAACAAGAAGTTCAAGGTGTATGTGAAGAACGATCAAGGTAACGTAGTTGTTGTACGTTTCGGAGATCCTAAGATGTCGATCAAACGAGATGATCCTGCAAGACGGAAGTCTTTCAGAGCAAGGCACGATTGTGCGAATCCGGGCCCAAAACATAAGGCACGGTATTGGAGTTGCTATCAATGGCGCGGAAGTGCCAAGGTAGACAGTTAAATAAGTATAAATAGATGTTATATAAATAACATTATATCCTATGGGAACCCTGAACAATGGCACAAGCAGACGATGCCCGACTAGATCGGATCGAACAGAAAATCGACAAGTTAGCAGATGCTATGGTATCACTTGCTCGTACCGAGGAAAAGATTCTTGCGATGGAAGAGAACCATCGTAATCATTACGAACGTATGAATAGATTCTCACAAAAGTTAGACGCAATAGAAATTAAAGTAAACGAAAATGCTCACACCGTGAGTATCATTAATAAAGTTACGTTTGTCGGGGTTGCCGCTATTATCGGTGCCATCGTTAAAACGTTCTGGTTCTAGGAGACCGTAAGCATGAAAGGTAAAGATATGAGTAAGACAATGGAGGCATATTTGTCTATGGTCTCCGAAGCAAAAGCAAAGTTGGATCCAGTAGACGATAAGGCAAACGATAAGAAGTTCAAGGATCGTAAAGACAAAGACATCGATAACGATGGCGATGTTGATAGTTCTGATAAGTTCTTACATAAGAAGCGTAAGGCAATCGACAACGAGATTGACGGTGGAGAGAAACCTGCCGACAATGCTAAACCTAAGAAGGGTGTTAATCCTTTCAAGAAGGAAGAAGTTGAGATTGACGAAGCACGTCAGATGAAAGATCCTAAGAAAGACTCTATGGTCACTAAGGGTAATAAGACTATCGTAATCGACAAGTCTAAAGAGAAAGAATACCTCAAGAAGGGTTGGACTCTATCCGAAGCACAGGATGATACCGAAGCAGAGAAAGACGATAAGAAACCTTTCCCACCTAAGAAGAAGAAAGAGAAGGGTGGAGCAGACGATGGTGAGACCGAAGCAGAAGCAGAAGATGATGAAGAAGCACCTGCTGAAACTGATGGTGAACCTGAGAACGATGATCCTAAGAAGAAGAAGAAGTCTGGTAACCCTAAGACTGATGACGGTACCGCAGAGATCTCTAAGATTGAAAGCACTAGTCACAAAGCATTCATTGAGATGTGGTCACAGATCGAAGAAGCAGTTAGNGGTGGAGCAAAACCTGCACCTGCCGAGAAGATCGATGACAAAGAGTCACCGAAGGGTAAAGAGTTCATTGCTTTACATAAGGTCGATAAGAAAGAAGTCGAAGATCTTCAAGGTGTTGAGAAACCCAAAGAAGTTAAGTTAAAGAAAGAAGCAAGTGAGTTTGAAGTAATTCGTGCCCTTCTATCTGGCAAAATCTAGTAGTATTGCTTAACACAAAAGAACCTCACTTAGGTGGGGTTTTTTTATGCCCCCAGTTTGTTGATACGGTATTGGGCGAGTTTCTTATCCCATATGTCTTGATCAGATGATGAGAAGTGTTGCGCTCCGTTTCTTTCTCCATATACGATATCAGGATCCTTTCCAAGTGAAGTGACCCAAGGCAGTGACCAGATACTTGGCATTCCATGATACGATTCATCGTACCACTCTCTCTGTAATTTTCTCATATCACCTTCGGTATATCCATATTGGGGGTGAACCCATTGGTTCTCTCCGAATACGGTCTGCCATCCATAGGTACCCTGAAGAGATATCTTAGAGGACACGTCCACCCTATTCTCATGCGATGGTTTATCTATGTACAATGGATACATATTAACGTGTCTATGACTGAAATTCTCTCCCAACCACTTCTGAGTGTTTCTCATAGAATCTATAGTCTCGTGTGGCAGACCTAAGATAAAGGACATATTAACCTCGAAGTGTTTGTCAAGCATAAGCAACCCTTCCTTTACCCTATCAGATGCCATGCCCTTCCCAATTGCCTTTGCGCTTTGATGATTAAGAGATTCAACTCCATACCAGTGTCCCATAATCCCCATTTCTAAACAAGCATCTATTTCTCTTTGTCCTCTACTAATGAGTAGATCTGATCTCATGTATCCGTGGAACCTTGCCTTGAATGGTAAAGATTTTACAACCGCACCAAACTTCTCTATTTTCTCTGTCCGATCATTAATGGTTTCGTCTGTAAGAAGATAGTTTGTAACCCCCCACCTGTCATAGTTTTCTTGCATCTCAGACTCAAAGTCATCAACATCTCGTGTCCAGTCTCCCTTGACTCCTAGTGGATAGTATTCGCAAAACGCACAATGGAACCTACACCCTCGTGATAGTTCTATTGTCAAAGTCTCATTAGATTCGATGTAGTCTCGTTCTTCATATGATACCTTCACAGTACGCTTGGGTTCTGCGGGATAATCATATCGACAATCGATCAACTTATACTGCTTAGAGTATAATCCATGTCCATGCGTGTTTCTGGTCATCTTTTTAAACTTCAGATCCGATCCAGAGTTAGTTAGATATTTGCAGAGGGCATCCATACCATGCTCACCTCTACCTATCATATGGTAGTCTGCGTCTGTACCAGAGATTGAATTGAACATCATACCACCTGCCACGGTAGTCACCCAAGGGTAGTTAGTTTTAATATAGTGGTTTAAGTTTATCTGTTTACCGTATCTCCCATTGAACGGCATACTGAAACCAACGAAGACTGTATCCTTGTGGATACGACTATCGACCAGTGCCTTTAGATCTTGCCAAGAGAAAGCATTCCAGAAGTCTATGACCTCCACATCCCATTCACCCGAATCACGCAGATGAGATGCTATTTTATGAGAACCTGCACTACGAGAGGACTGTATCTTCCACTGCTTTGCAGGAAGACCAAACTGAGTGACCGCGCCATGTTTATCGCTTGCGTAAAGTTCCCAATTAGACTCAAGACCCTTTTCTGGTTCTAGGTTATCAATAGGATATTCTACGTTGAATATAGAAAATATTATACCATGATGCATTTATGTGTTGACTTCTATCAGTACTTAGGTTATAATATATATACTATATAGATCAACACAAGGATATCAATGAAATTCTACATACTTACATCTTCTCTCCTAGAAGGAGTACACCGCGCAACGAAGGTAATCCCTTCCAAAGATATGGTGGTAGTAATAAACACAACCGACAAGGAATATGTCGAACGTGCCGTGGACTATTGTAATGAAAACGAACTCGAATACTATGTGACCGAATCAGATGGTACTCCTGCCACAGGTAAGAACTCCGTACTGAAGTTGTTCCTAGAGAGTGACAACGACTACATGGTACACGTTGATGGTGATGATATAATCACACATCATGGTTATCGACTATATACACGAATGGCAAAGCACGAGTCACCGCCCGACATGGTTGTTTTATACAGACAACCTCAGATCAGAGATATAATAGACTTCGATTATGTACTAAATGAAGTCNAGAATCTAAACGAGCAAAAGGCGTTAAACCTTAATATCAAGTATCCTTATGATAAGTCTGACCCAACCTTTGGTACTATNGACCACGAATACCTGATATATTACTTTAAGAAGTACTTTTTAATAAAAGACAAGACCGCAAACAGATGGGCAACTGATAGGGTAGAGTTCGCGAATATGATGAACAAGTACTCTGAGTCTAAAGAGTTTATGGCAAGGATGGTATTCATCTCTCGTAACATTGCTCAAGAGATGTATTATGATCCTGTTCTTAGTGTTGGAGAAGATACCATACAGTTCTTGAAATTAAAACGACTTGCGGTAGAAGGGAAGTATAATATTATAAGAAGAAAAGAAAAGAACGTTCCTACATATATAAGTAACTATAACGAAAATTCTATTACTAACATAGTAGGACGGAAGGGTAACGACTGGGATTGGATAAGACCTCTCGTAGACGAGATCCTAAAATTGGGCAACCTGCCCGAAGATATTAATTTACCAGAGTTAGATGATGCAACTTACCTATAAAACATTTCAACTGTATGCCGCACAGCACTACGAGAACCCTACCTGTATAGATTCAGAAGAGTTCTTTAATGACTTGAAGAGATTCAAGTATATTAAACGACTATTGAATCGATACTATTCTTCGGGTGAACTCAGTGAGAGACTAATCCTGAACCACCTGATTGTCATATTCAACTGTTGGGGTTACGAAAACGGAATAGAGATGTTGGCACTGAAGATAGATCCACCTCACTGGAGTGCATTGAAACCATTCCTAGTGTACCTTAAAGCAGTAGAGAACGAAGACCTCACTGGTATCCCAATGGATGCTAATGTAATTACTGTATTACGAGCAATGAGACAGTTATAATATGGATGATGATGAACAACAACGCAAAGAAGGGTTTATTGAAACAGTTAGTATCGGTAACGAGTGTGGAACTTGTACTGCTTGTTGTACCTCCTTGGGGTTTACAGGATCCAGTGAAGAGTTTGATCCGAATCCCGAAGGAACTAAAGCACTTGGTATAGACTATGATTTTGGCAACATATGTAATAAGGTATGTGACTATGGTTGTACTATATACAACATGAGACCCGAACCATGTCGTTCGTTTGAGTGTGCGTATATTTTGCACGATCTGCCATTCGAACATAGACCCGATCAGTCGGGCGTGATTACTGAGGTTAAGAAGTTCTGGAACGGTGGCCCTAGTTGGGTACAGGGTGTTGTTATGACAGTAGAGAAGTCTGGTGTTAGTGGCATAACGTCAACTGAGTTTAGAGATAAGAACCGAGAGTTGCTTGAAGATATAATAGTACAGACAGGAATATCTTTAGGTAAAAAACAGGATATGTTCTACTTGGTTTCGAAGAAAGAACAGATAGTGGTGTGGCGATGAGATTCATAGTAACAGATCAGAAAGAACTATTAGAGCATTGTTCTCATTTACAAACCAAGAAGTTTAATCGTTGGACAATCTACCATGATGATGAAGTAGAGGTATATGAAGGTGGGGATCATATTGTACTCTATGCAGGGTATGGTATAGAACAACCTCTCTGGATGAACATACCAGACTTCGATTCACTGAGAGACTTCAATGGCAACTTCTTTGCGGTTAAGATTGGGTGGGATGAGGTTCAGGTTCAACTAGACTATTTCAACAACCATAAAATATTCCATGCAGATAAGTATTTCCAAGAATGGTCTAACCATCTACCGTGGATGACAAAGACCGAAGAGGATATAGTAAGGACGTGGTTAGCATACGAACCATTGCTACAGCGCGAGTATGCTCCAGACCAAGTTTTAACATTCTTTGGTCATATTAATAGTCTGCTTCCTGACTATGATTATATGCAAGACACTAAGGACGCATATAATTCTGAGACACGGACAGACCCAGATAAATTGGTAGAGTATATACACAAGTGTATGTTCGAACATTCTAATGTGATTAAGTCTCGTTATAAAAACAGGTTTATATCATTGAGTGAGGGTATCGACTCTGCTCTCCAGTCACATTACTTCCCAGATGATCCTCAGTATATGTACTCTCTGTCAGAGTGTGATGCAGGAGATGATGGTAAGAAATATAAGAAACTAGTAGAGAATGATTATACTAACGTCACGCACGAAGTATTCCCTACTGACAGATTCAGAGAGTATACCTTTAAGTATCTCCATGACTCTGCGACCCGATGGGGATCGATTCTTCCTACAATGAAACAGGTTGCTGATTGTGAAGTNAAACCAGATATNGTCATGTATGGTGTTAACGGAGATGAGATGTTCTTCCGAGACCTTATACCTCATATGCAGATGTTGGCACTAGAGTATTGGGATGAAGATCGCGACAGGACTGTACACAGTGTACTAAATGACCTGATGTGGAAGAAGCACCAGTATGGTGCGTGTTATACTCTGGGTACTGATCCTTCATTCGAGTGGCACGTTGATGACTTCATTAAGCAATGGTTCTATAAGGATCGCACTAAAGAAGCAGGATTGGATATTATGGCAAAGTGGATGACACCTAAGATGTACACAAGAACCATTTCTCAAAACAATGATGTACTTACCGCATCCCTATATAATGATAGAAGGATATATCACGAGATACTGAAGTTGCCCAAACAATATCTGATTGAGTTCGCAATGGATACTCCTATACAGAAGAAGATCCTCAAAGATAAGTTTGACTATGTATGTCGGACTCCACACAAAGATGCGCTATACGCAGACTACGAAGGAATATTCTACAGCATATATGATGCAACAATGCCTCAGTGTATGTCTAAGAATGTATAAATAGACTCATGGGAATATTAAAATCAGCGGCAGACCTCGTATACACGATACGATTCTTAAAACTTCTAGTGACTCCGTTCGAAAAGACGGATGCATTCGAGGCAGGGATCATCGATGCCGATGGAAAGAAGAACAAAGAATTTACTCTAAACGACATGGACGATAGGGACGCATACCGCAGTTACTACACCCCCTTCCATAGACTTGTTTTCAATCTAAAGAAGATCATGGCAAAGGTACCGGGAGGTTCCTCTATTGTTGCACGTTATGGTGCCGCACTTGCATTGATCAAAGAACATGGTGAACTATCAGATGCCAACGTAGACAGGATCCATGCCAAGACTGGTATCGACCTCCTTGATTGTCTGGCAGAAGAATCACAGTGGTTTATGACAGAAGGACATAGTATTAGTCCGGGAATGTATAAGATGAAGAATGAATCATTGACTGACAAGGCAGATGAGATCATCTCTAAAGGTGATCAGATCAGAATCACTACCACAGACCCAATAGACGAAGTACTTGGATTGCCTATCTACGAAGCAATTCATGTGCGAAGCAATCAACGTTTGTTAGTCACTACCTCCGAGATAACAAAATGACTCTACAAGACAAATATGACCTAGTGTTTCTTAACGAGATCCGTGGAATCTCTCTAGAAGGTCATATGGAATTGACTGCTAACACCGAGAAGACAATGGTAGAACTCTTGGATAAAGTTAAACCTAAGAGAATGTTAGAGATTGGTTTCAATGCAGGACATAGTGCCTTTATGTGGCAGACCCTTGGTACCACTCTAGAATACTTTCATGCAGTTGATATATGCCAACACCGATACACCAAACCATGTTCACAGATAATGCAGACAGTATTCCCTGAGTTTAAGTTTGGTGAGATGGACTCTAAGAACCTTGGTGAGACACGCAGTCTTATAGAATATGACACAGTATTCATTGACGGTGACCATAGCGCGGAAGGATTCGCCTCAGACCTTCGTTCGTGTATGATGGGACAGGTAGATAACATCATAGTAGATGATTGGGACTTATCCAGAGGAGTTAGACATACTCTTGCATCTGTGGTCAATGACGTTAACAATCCTTACCAGATCACAGGATTCTACAAGTACGATAACGATAATATAGTTAGGGGTGGTAGAACAAAATCTGTCATCGCACTAGTACAAAGGATAATACCAGATGATACCGTTTAAAAGATGGACAGAAGACACCACTACCGCATCCGTGGTAGGTACAGGTGATGACAATGAGACTGTAGTCATGCGCAAGAAGTACGACAAGAAGAACAAACGTAAAGACCAACTTGACGTGTTAAAGAGATTTATTAAAAAGACACAGAAATAGATTGACATAGCAGTGCGTGATGTGTTATACTGAACTCTTATTATTAGGAATATATTATGGAACAAGCACAGCACAGAGGTTACACTGTATGCATCTTCGATGAAGAAGATGACTACTCTTGGGTGTTTCAAACTCAAGATCAAACAGATAGAAATAAGTTGATATTAGTTCCAACTGAAGGTTACACGGGAACTAAATACCTTCACCCCGATAGATTTATTATCAAGAATCACGCGGCATCTCTAGTCAACCACTTCATGTGGGAGGGATTAGTGTCGGCAGAAGAACACGATTCGCGGATGTGGTCAATGATTAATAACTTCATTGATACGAATAAGCAGTACCTTATAGAAGACTACACGTTCGTTGAAGACGAACCCTTTTACGATTACAGTGGCGGCAGGGATTAAATGAAGATAGATAAAAAGAAAGATAAGTTACTAGCAGATTATGCAGTTGGAATGTTAAAGGACTTTTATTTGAATGAGAATGAGAAGAGTCCACAAGAAGCATATGCTCGTGCGGCAACCGCATGGAGTACCTACAAAGAGACCTTAGACGAAGACTTAGCAGAACGTCTATACTCATATGTGTCAAACAAGTGGTTTATGTTTGCATCACCAGTTCTATCGAACGCACCTAACGGAACCAAGAAAGGCAAAGGTATGCCTATCAGTTGTTTCCTAACCTATGTACCTGATACCCTAGAAGGATTGATCGAACACTCGTCTGAGTTACGATGGTTGTCCGTTATGGGTGGTGGTGTAGGTGGTCATTGGTCAGATGTTCGTACTGTATCTGATGTAGCACCGGGCCCGATGCCGTTCATTCATACCGTAGATGCAGACATGATTGCCTACCGTCAAGGCAAGACTCGTAAGGGATCTTATGCGGCATACATGAACGTAAGTCACCCTGACATTATCGAGTTCCTTAATATGCGTATCCCTACTGGTGATGTGCAACGTAAGGCATTGAACTTGCATAATGCAATCAACATCTCAGATGAGTTCATGGAAGCAGTTACTACTGGCGGCACGTTCGATCTAAGAGATCCTAAAGACCAGTCTGTTAAAGAGACTATCAATGCTCGTAAGTTATGGGAACGTATTCTTGAAACAAGATTCCGTACTGGCGAACCATATCTGAACTTTATAGATACTGCTAATAGGGCACTTCCTCAACCTCTGAAAGACCTTGGTCTGAAGATCCACGGAAGTAACTTGTGTAATGAAATACACTTACCTACCTCTGCGGAACGAACTGCCGTATGTTGTTTGTCATCATTAAATTTGGAATACTATGAAGATTGGAAAGATACATCTATTGTTAGGGATCTCGTCCGTATGTTGGATAATGTCCTTCAGTACTTTACCGAGAATGCACCAGACTCTATCAGTCGTGCAAGATTCTCTGCCGAACGAGAACGTTCAATCGGATTGGGAGCAATGGGGTTCCACTCACTTCTCCAAAAGCATGGAGTTGCATGGGAATCCGAAACTGCCAGAGAGATCAACAAAGTTGTCTTCGAGAGGATCCAGTCCGAAGCAATTGCCGAAACTGAATTGCTTGCGACTGAACGAGGAGAATACCTTGATGGAGTTGGTTCTGGAAGACGGAACAGTCATCTCCTTGCCATCGCACCAAATGCTTCCAGTGGAGTTATNCTGTCAACCAGTCCCTCTATTGAACCAACCAAGGCGAATGCATATACCCACCGTACTCGCGCAGGGTCGTTCCTCGTAAAGAACCCATACCTAACTCAGTTGTTAGAAGATAAGGGTGAGAACAACGAGTCCAACTGGACAAGCATTATCACCAACAAAGGATCGGTACAACATTTGCCATTCCTTAACGAAGGTGAGAAGTCTATATATAAGACTGCCCAAGAGTTAGATCAGAAGTGGGTAGTGACACACGCGGCAGACCGTCAACCGTTTATATGTCAGGGTCAGTCGGTCAACGTATTCTTCCCTAGTGGTGCTGATAAGTCCTATGTAAATCAGGTACATATCAAAGCATGGAAGGAAGGATTAAAAGGATTATACTATCTCCGTACCGAAGCAAAGCAACGTGCAGAGAATGTATCCGAGAAAGTAGAACGTGTAGTTATGCAGGAAGATACTAGATCATTGGTCTATACTAAAGCAAACTGTCCGTACTGCGCACTGGCAATGGAAGAGTTGAAGTTACGCGGAATACCATTTGATAAGATTGATCTTAAAGAAGTAGGTAAGACAGCGGCAGAAGTTACTGGTCGCAAAGACGTAAAGACTGTACCACAGATATACATTGCAGGTAAGTATGTCGGTGGATACGAAGACTTAATGGAATATTTAAACAAACCAATAGAGACAAGCGAAGACGATGAATGTCGCGCTTGCGAAGGATAATCAATGGCACTACTAGACTTTAGTCAAACATATAAACCTTTCCTGTACCCTTGGGCAGTAGAGTTAACAAAGAAGCACGAAGAGATTCACTGGACAGAGGATGAGGCAGATTTATCTGAAGACATCCAAGATTGGAAACTTAAACTTAGCGAAGGTGAGAAGGAATTCATTACTCAGGTACTACGATTGTTCACACAGTCAGACGTACAGGTTGGTGAGAACTACCACGAGTTGATGATCCCTAAGTTCAAGAACAACGAGATACGCAATATGCTATCATCGTTTGCTAACCGTGAGGGCGTACACCAACGTGCGTATGCTCTACTGAATGATACCCTTGGTCTACCAGACGAAGAGCATTCGGCATTCATGGAATACACAGAGATGGCAGACAAGATTGACTTTATGAAAGAGGGTGACATTCACTCTCATACAGGACTGGCACTAGTACTCGCACAGTCTGTATTCAATGAAGGTATGTCTCTGTTCGCATCATTTGTTATGCTACTGAACTTCCAACGTTTCGGTAAGATGAAAGGTATGGGTACTATTGTTGAGTGGTCTATCCGTGATGAGACAATGCACGTCCAAGGCAATGCTAAGTTATACCGTGAGTTCTGCGAAGAACATCCTCGTATCATCAATGACGAGTTGAAGTCTAAGATCTACGAGATGGCAAAGAATGCTGTTAAGTTAGAAGATCGATTCATTCACCTTGCGTATAAGTCTGGTGAGATNGAAGGANTATCNGAANCAGATGTTAAGCAATACATTCGACACATTGCTGATCGTAGACTACTACAACTTGGCATGAAACCTAAGTTTGGTGTAAAGGAAAATCCATTACCGTGGTTG